TACACAATTGTCTTTGGAGGACTACCCTTGGAAATGTTTACAAATGATAGCCTGATTGAGGTCTGGCTTGAGGCAGCACGAACGGTATATGAGGAAACTGGAATGCGTGTAGATGCAAGATTAAGTATACCGTATTATATTTGCGATAAGTATGAAAATTGTAACTTGAGCGGCCCAATAGCGAATTATGTATGCATGTGGGAGCCGACAGAGCTGGAATCTCAAGAAGATTATTATGTGGCATTACTCCAGGTAGTACGGAGGGTGAGAGAAAGATTAGGGAATCCGTATATGGAATTTTCTAGTCAAGATTCAGACATACATTATTTTTTTGGGGATTTAAACTGATTCTAGGTCATTGCGTACGCGCTGCCAGAGAGCACTATATAACCTAGATTCGTTAAAAGAGGCATCCACCATACAGGCGGGTGCCTTTGGTATATTTGTCCCGGCGTCTGAAACTTAGGGCGTCCGGGGCCTCCTTACAAAACAAACATAAAAGAAGGTGAGTCCATGGCATTAACGCCTAAACAGAAAATATTTGCAGATGAATACCTGATAGACTTGAATGCCACCAGGGCTTACAAGGTGGCGTATCCACGGGTAAGGAAGGATACTGTCGCGGCTACAAATGGTGGTAGGTTGCTTAGAAATGCTGAGGTTGAAAACTACATTCAGGAACGAATGAAGGAGCGAGAGAAGCGTACCGAGATTACTCAGGACCGAGTATTGCAGGAACTGGCAAAGTTGGGGTTCTTCGATATCAGGAGACTGTTTGACGATAGCGGAAAACCGTTAGATATTACCGGTTTAGATGACGAGACGGCAGCGTGCATTGCTGGTCTGGAAGTGATGGATGTTTATGAGGGGACTGGAGAGGATAAAGAATTTGTTGGATATGTCAAGAAATATAAACTCTCCGATAAGCTTAAGGCCCTGGAATTGATTGGGCGCCATCTGGGCATGTTCAAGGATAAGATCGAATTGTCAGGAGGGCTTGACACAGAAAAGACCAAACTGGATGACCTGCTCCAGCAGATGCGGGGAGGTGATGTTTCCTCATGAGTTCTGAACGATTATTGCTGTCAGATAAGTATAAGGCTTTCCTGCGATGTGATGCGCCAACAGAGTTCCTTGAGGGAACTTAACCACGGCAGCCGGTAAGACCACGGTTGGATTGTTCAAGTTCATGCTCAAGGTGGCTGAATCGCCCAAGAAGCTGCACATCCTGGCCGCGGACGATACCGGAGCCGCCGAGAAGAACATCATCCAGAAGGATCTGGGTATCCTGGATGACTTTGGCGTGCTGGTGGAGTACAAGGGCAACGGATCTGGGGAATATAAGATGCCACACCTGTTGTTCCACACATCGGGCGGCGATAAGATCATATTCGTGGTCGGCTATGGCAATAAGCGCAAGTGGAAGGATGCCCTGGGTGGCCAGTACGGCTGTCTATATATTGACGAGATCAACACGGCCGATATAGAGTTTGTCCGTGAGGCCGCCATGCGGAGTGATTACCTGATGGCCACGCTTAATCCGGACGATCCTGGCCTGGATGTGTACAAGGAGTACATCAATTGCTCCAGGCCGCTTCCAGAGTGGGCAGACGAGACGCCAAAAGAAATAATGGATGAACTACAAGAAGAACCAAAGCCCGGTTGGGTACATTGGTTCTTTTCTTTTGCTCATAACCTGGGCCTGAGTAAGGAGAAACTGGATCAGATCATGACCAACACGCCGAAGGGCACAAAGATCTGGAAGAACAAGATCCAGGGCTTGAGAGGCAAGGCAACCGGCCTGATCTTCAGCAACTTCGAGCGGTCTAAGCATGTGATCACAGTCAAGCAGGCCAAGGCATTTGTTAAGGATTCCAACAACAACCACCAGACAGAATGGTTCATGTATTTTTCGGCTGGACTGGATACTGCCTATTCCCAGAAGTCCCCGGATACTATCTCAATGAGTTTTATCGGAATCACCAACAAGGGAACCTGTATTGTCCTTGACGAGAAGGTCTACAACAATGCAGTGCTGGGTACACCCCTGGCTCCCACAGATACAGTCCGCAACTTTATAGATTTTTTGGAACGTAATCGGCAGGAATGGGGCTTTACCCGCGACACATTCATTGATTCAGCTGATCAGGCTACGATCACGGAGTTCTTGAAATACAAGCGCCTGAATGGGTGTATTTACAACTTTAATGATGCGTGGAAGAAGGAGCAGATTATTGACAGGATCAATAATCAGCTGAACTGGTTTGCTGATGCAGGATCTCAGCCGTGCTTCTACATTGTGGACACCTGCAAGAACTATATCCATGAGTTGGAGGTGTATAGCTGGCTGGAGGACAAGGACAACACGCCGGAGGACAAGAACGATCACATGGTCAACAGCGTGCAGTATGCTTGGCTTCCGTATGAGGTCAAGATCGGCATAGGAAGGAGGAAAGCCTGATGGGCTGGTTTAAGAGCATGATCACGGGGATTTTAAAACTGATCCCTGCAAAGAAACGTAAGATTGTAATTCAGGAGCCGCTTTCCTTCCAGGAGAACGTCCTGAAAAATAAAATCTGGTACCGAGGAGAACCGGCGGAGCTTGAGCAGTTTTTCAAGAAGACGACAGATCTCGGATATGATATGGCGAGGTTCTGGGCTGCGGTACCATTCCGTAAGGTCAGGAAGATCCATAGCGGCCTTGTTAGTATCGTTGTGGATCGGTTTAAGGACATTGTCACCGAAGACCTGGATGATATTAGCTTTGGCGAGGAAGGAGCAATGCAGCCGATCAGGGAGCGCTGGGACCTTATAGCGAAGGAAAACAATTTCACCAACGTTCTGGGGGAGGCGGTAGCTGGGGCCCTGTCATCTGGTGACGGTGCCTTTAAGATCAGCCTTGACGAGGTCAGCCAGTACCCGGTAATTGAGTTTTACGAGGCTGACGTGGTGGACTTTCATTATCGCCGGGGGCGTCTTCAGGAGATCCTGTTTTATACACCGTACAAAGATGGTGAAAAAGAGTATCGTCTGGAAGAGACTTACGGTAAGGGGTATGTGAGATGCCGGTTACTGGATGAGACGGGAAAAGAGGTGCCTTTGGACACTCTGGAGGAAACCGCGGTCTATGAGGATACAGGGTTTGAGGGGGATTTTATCATGGCGGTGCCGCTCATCATATTTTCCTCAAACCGCTGGAAGGGGCGAGGAAAGGCGCTCTTTGACACAAAAAGCGATAACCTGGATGCCCTGGATGAAGTAATCAGCCAGTGGTTGGATGCAATCAGGAAGGGCAGGATCAATCGGTACATACCAGAGGACATGATCCCACGAAATCCAATAGACGGGCATCTGATCGAACCTAATGACTTTGATAATGACTACATAGCTGTAGGATCCATGAAAAAGGAAGACACCGGAAATAAGATTGAGATATCCCAACCGCAGATATCCTACGAGGCATATGTGAACAGCTATAGTGGATTCCTGGATCTGGCAATCCAGGGCATCATTTCACCGGCAACGCTAGGGATCGATTTAAAAAAGACTGACAATGCGGAGTCACAAAGAGAAAAGGAAAAAATCACTCTACACACCCGGAACAAGATCGTGGACATCTTAACCCAGGTGATCCCGGAGTTGGTATCTGCCGTTATGATGACTTATGACAACATGATTGGCCAGACGCCGGGAAAATATGAGGCATCAGTTAAGTTTGGCGAGTATGCTTCTCCGGATTTTGATAGCACAGTAGAGACGGTCGGAAAAGCGAAAAATTACGGTGTCATGAGCACGGAGAAAGCTGTAGATGAGATGTATGGTGATACCATGACTGACGAGGAAAAGGCGGAGGAGGTTCAGCGGATCAAAAAGGAGCAGGGTGTCGCGGAGGTAGATGAGCCCGGAATCAATACGGCTGCCGGCGGCTTTCGGCTTAATATGGAGGGAGGATATGCGGATGAAGGTAAAAGTAATGAACCATCTGTACCAAATGAGCCAGAAGGAGTATCAGGGGCTGTTACAGGTGGCAAAGGAACAGGTACCATTCGGGATCTACGCAATTGAGAAGCAGGGGTATGCGGAGTTGCGCTGTGACAAATGCAGCAGCATCACACAGCTTAAGGGTCTGACGCGTCAGTTTAAGTCTCAGGGGTTCAAAGTGCATTCCAACAAGGGCGTGTATCTGTCAGAAGGAGGTACGCTTGGAGCGGAAGGGGCGCTGATGAGTGCAACATAATGAGTATGATATTGGCGCTGCCTTTGAGGCCATTGAAGATGAATTGATTAAATCCATGATCCGCAACATGAAAAACCACAGAGTGGAAGAAGTGGAGAATAAAAAGCAATGGGAAATGTGGCAGGCTAAACAATTAGAATCTTTAGAGCGATATAAGAGAAAGAATCGAAAGAAATATAAAGGGCAATTTGGCAGCATCAATGAATCTATTGATAAAATAATCCGGCAAGCGTATGAAGAGGGTGGACTGGAACAGGAGATTGAGATTCTACAAGCCATAAAGAAGCGGTATGGAGACAATATCCCAAACAACATCAGACGTATGAAAGAGAGACTGACAGAAAGGCTTCCATTCGGCAGTAAAGTTAGTAAAGACTTCTTCCAGACGAATGATAAGCGCCTGGATGCCCTGGTACACGCGACTACCTCGGATATGCAGACCGCGGAGGCGGCCATGCTTAGAATGGCTGATGATCAATATCGAAAGATTATCTTTAATGCCCAGACTTATGCCATATCAGGAGCCGGAACTTACGAGAAGGCCGTTGACATGGCCACAAAAGATTTCCTGACTGCCGGAATCAACTGCATAGAGTACAGGAATGGCAGGCGTGTCAACATCAAGTCGTATGCAGAAATGGTTGTCAGGACATCCAGTAAACGCGCCCAACTCTATGCAGACGGGCAGGTGAGGAAAGACCTGGGAATATCAACCGTGATTGCCAAGAAGCGTCTGAACGCTTGTCCGTTGTGTCTTCCGTTTGTGGATAAAGTACTGATTGATGATGTATGGAGTGGAGGAAAGCAGTCAGACGGACCGTACCCATTGGTGAGCGAGGCCTTAAAAGCAGGTTTTTTCCATCCAAACTGCAAGGACCATCTTAGCACATACATTCCGGGTGTTACAGAGCCGCCGGAAGGTAGCTTTACGGAACAGGAAATAGAAAACATCGGTATAAAGTCCAAGAAGGAAGCAGAGCAGCAGTATGTATCAAGGCAGGTGGAGAAGTATGAAAGATTGTCAGAACACTCATTATCTCCTGAAAACATGACCATGTATAAGGCAAAAGAAAAAGGCTGGAAACGAAGGCTTGCCAAGTATCAGGACTCTGGTATAATTAAAACAGATGGGTGGCCGGATGCTGCAATTGAAAGACGTAGGCTTGACGAGGCTTCCATTGCTGGACATAAAAATGAATATGGGATATTGTACGATTCCCAAGGAAACCGCATCTTAAAGAAACGCGGAGAAAAAGACAGGATTGTGTATACCGATGAAGAGACAGCGTTAATGCCAGGCGGCGTGTTAACCCATAATCATCCAAGCGGGGCTACCTTTTCAGTGGATGATATTGATATGATGGGCAGAACAGGTATCACAGAATTGCGTGCTATTGGTCGTGATGGGGTGTATGTCATAAGACAGCCTGCGGAATGGCCGGAAGAAATCAATTCTTTTAAAAAGTTGGAAAAAGAATATTCTGAGATCCAGTTATCGTTACAGAATGAAATGTATGAAGAGGTATTGTCTGGTCGGATTACAACAGATAATGACTACTCAATTGAATATCAGAGGCGCACCTTAGATAAACTGACATCAAAGTATGGTTTTACGTATTTTATGGAGGAAAAATGAAAGAAAAGCATATAGTGAGTTTTCGGGACGTTGATCGTCCAATCAGCGAGTATCCAAAAGGGACGTTTTTTGCTCAGGATCATGATGATATTGTGATTCCGATGCCGACAAAAGAAGAACTGGAAGAATATAAAAAGAAACATGATACCACCAGTCAGTAATGGCAGGTGGTATTTTATTGTTGCAATATCGCAACGGAAAGAGAGGTAAAGATGAAATATAGAAAGAAACCGGTGGTAATTGAGGCATTTCAATGGACGGGAGGGTCGGAGCAGGAGGAAGACCCTGTGTGGATTATTAGGGCCATTAAAAACGGGATTGCGTGGTTTGAAAATGCAGGGACACTGGATGTGAAACTCATGATTCGGACGCTGGAAGGAATCCATGAGGCCAGCGTGGGTGACTACATCATCCAGGGGATAGCCGGAGAGATATATCCCTGTAAGCCAGACATTTTCCTCGCAACTTACGAGCCGGCAGTGACGAAAGTTTCCATGAATGTTACGGCACATCTGGATGAAGATGAAATCAAACATGAAACGGACGGGTTATAATTTGCGATAGGCACGCGGGATCATCCTGGGTGTTATTTTTATATCCAAATTTGCCCGGCACGGCGTAAAACTACCACCACATGGGATGCGACCCCGTATAAAAGCGTAGTGAGAAAGGAGCAGTATGAAACGAAAATTTTTAGAGGATATGGGCCTAACCAAGGAGCAGGTTGATAGTATCATGGCTGAAAATGGCAGTGATATTGAGTCTGCTAAGGGAGATCTGGAACAGACTAAAGCAGAACTGGAACAGACTAAAACACAGCTTCAGGAGAGGGATACGCAGATGGAAACTCTTAAAAATTCCACAGGCGACATGGATGCGCTGAAACAGCAGATCGCTTCCCTGCAGTCGGATAATCAGGCGACAAAGGAGAAGTATGAGGCGGATATGAAAGAATTGAAACTGTCTACCTCCATTAAACTGGCGCTTGGTGATTCTGCCCAGGACGCAGACCTTGTGGCGGGACTGTTTGATAAGTCGAAGTTAATTTTGTCCGATGACGGAAAGATCACTGGACTGGACGAGCAGCTGAAGACAATCAAGGAATCAAAGCCATTCTTGTTTAAAGAAAGCAGCCCGAAACCTTCCGGCTTCCGGCCATTAGGCGCAGGCCCGCAGGATCCGAAACCCAACAATGATGATAGCAAGGTAAGCATGAAATCAGCCATTGAGGCAAAGATTGCACCACAGCTGTCACAGCAAAAAAATTAAGGAGATGAGACTATGCCAATCACATTAGAAGAAGCAAGAAAGAACGTGCAGGACGACCTGCAGATGGGAGTTATTGATGAGTTCCGGAAGTCCAACTGGATCCTGGATCACATTACATTTGACGATGCTGTCTCTCCAACTGGTGGAGGGGCTACGCCAACATACAGTTATACAAGGCTTAAGACGCAGCCAACGGCTCAGTTCCGTGCAATCAATACGGAGTATACACCCAGTGAAGTGACAAAGGAGCGACACTCTGTAGATATTAAGGTATTTGGTGGGTCTTACCAGATCGACCGTGTGATCGCAAACATGGGCGGTATCGTATCTGAGGTAGAATTACAGCAGTCTCAAAAGATCAAGGCGGCGCAGGCGCTGTTTAATGACACCTTTATTAATGGAGATGAAGCGGTAGATACGAATGCATTTGACGGTCTGGATAAGGCACTTACCGGGAGCACAACGGAATACAATACGGGAGACACGGTGATTGACCTTTCCACTTCCCAGCTTGTCACAGATAACTTCCAGTACTTTCTTGATATGCTGGATGAGTTCCTGCGTGGCCTGGACGGTGAACCATCATTCATTGCTGGCAACACAAAACTGATCTCTAAACTTCGAGCATGCGCCAGGAGAGCAGCCATGTACCAGGTTACTAAGAGCGACTGGGGAACAAATGTGGAGTCCTATGGCAACATCCCGTTTGTGGACCTGGGGGCAAAGCCAGGAACGAATGATGATGTAGTCAAAACGGACACGACCAAAGGAACGACCTCCCTGTATGTGGCCCGCCTATCCATGGATGGTTTACATGGCGTATCCTTTGCAGGTATGGCACCGGTGCAGACCTGGCTGCCTGACTTTACAACAGCGGGAGCGGTGAAGACCGGTGAGGTCGAGATGAATGCAGCGATTGCGCTGAAAGCCTCTAAGGCTGCAGGAGTATTCCGCAACATTAAAGTGAAATAAGGAGGGGCTAATATGAAAGTATACGCACCGAATAAGAACTACACGGGAGTCTCTGCCAGCGTGACGTTTTGTAATGGCGCGGGTGAGACTGATGATCCTCGTCTGCTGAATTGGTTTAGAGATCATGGCTATGAGGTGGAAACACCAGAACCAGAAGCACAAGAACCAGAAGCAGCAGAAAGACCTGAAAAGAGGACGGCGAAAAAGGTGGGTGAGTAACATGCTTTATGAACCCTATGTCACCTATGAGTACTACTGTGATGTATACAAAGGCACGGTGATCCCCATGAGTGAACTGGACAAGGCCCTTAGACAGGCCAGCCGTCACATTGATTCCCTGACCTACAACCGCATTGTGGGCCGGGGATTTTCCGACTTGACGGCCTTTCAACAGGATGTCATCCAGGAGGTTGTCTGCCAGCAAGCCGATTTTGAGTATGAAAATGCGGATGAGATCAACACGATCCTGTCCAGCTACAGTCTGAATGGGGCATCCGTCCAGTTTGGCAGCAGCTGGAACATCTATACGGACAAAGGCGTGGCCATGAAGCGCGATGTGTACGCCCTGCTGTCCCAGACAGGCCTATGCTGCCGGTTAGCGAGGTGAGGCCATGAAATACCCATGCTTAGTGCCAAAACGGCTCTGTAGGACGGATATACACATCCACCTTGAGTCTGAGGACACAGATAATTATGGTCAGCCAGAGAGAGTACTGGACCTGGATCTAAAGTGTAACTTCCAGGACCGGGCCAAGACCATTCTGACAACCGAAAAGAAGCTGGTACAGATAACTGGTACAGCCATGCTCCCTGGGGATATTGCCCCTGACTTCCCAACCTTAAGCGGGGGTACCGTTACTATATTTGGGGAAGAGCGGAGGATTGAACAGGGGATGAAAGCCAGGAACCCGGATGGGTCCGTGAACTACTGCCAGCTGGAGGTGATCTGATGGCAAAGGTGAAGGTCAATGTAAAGATGAATGATAAGATGATTCTGCTTATGACCAAGGCCCAGAAGCAGGCGGCCATCATGACCATGGAGGCTATGAAACGAGATATTGAAAAAGCAGAGATAGTCCCTAGGGATGTAGGAACGCTGGAAGAATCGGTAACAGCAAGTACGGGATTGATTAATAAGGGGACGGTAAGGCTGGAATACAATACGCCATATGCGCGGCGCTTATATTATCATCCGGAATATGATTTCAGTCACGATGAGAATGCAAATGCCCAGGGCGAATGGCTGGAACCTTACATAGATGGGGTGAAGAAAAGTTATGCCAGAGATACGTATAAAAAGATTTTTAAGACTATGACAGGGGTGTAAATATGCTGACGCTAAATGATATCAGGGGGTACATAGCTGGCTTAGGGATTGCAGATGGCAAGAATGTCTATATCGGGAAGCTGAACAACAAGAAGGATCGTTCCATTGGTGTGTACCACCGGCAGGGAAGCGGTCCTCCTGTGATGGCTCTGGGTGGCTATGATTACAGTAGCTATGACATCCGGCGTATATCCCTCCTGATCCATTGGGATAAGGATGTACGAACATCAGAACAGGCCGCCTATGGGTTATATGAGAAACTTAAAAACGTATCCAGCCTATCCATAGGGGATACTCCCATCAACTGCATCATCCTCCAGGTACCGGAGCCGGTGGACGTGGGAACGGATGATAATGGGGTGTATGAATATGTGATATGGCTGGATTTTGTATATCAAAGAAAGTGAGGTATGAGAGATGGCAGATGCAGCAGGAAAAGTATTTCCGGTACACAATAATAAGTTTGAGTTCGGCACGAACGGACTTGAAAGCACGGACGAACAGATGGTGACACCGGCTGACCTTGAGAACTTTGCACCATCCATTGACGGGACCATGGAGGAATGGTTTGCTATGGATGCTGCTGGATGGGCTAAGGCAGCTATGACAGGTAAAAAGTTGTCATTTAGTTTTAAGGGTAAGCGGTCGGTAGGCGATCCTGGAAATGATTACATTGCAGGCCTTGCCTGGAAATTTGGACAGGACGTAATGACTAAGTTTAAGTGGACCATGGTATCGGGGGCCACCCTTGCCTGTGATGTAGTTGTAAACGTGACAACGCCAGGTGGTGGAGATACCACAAACATAGATGGACTGGAATTTGAGGTGGCCAGTTACGGTAAGCCAACCTTTACACCGGCGGCGCCAGCAGTATAAGGAGGATTAAAGAATGGCAAGGAAAGTAGACATTACAGAAAAACTGAGTTTTGAAGGTAATCCATCATTGGTGATCAAGGGTAAGGCCATAGAGGTCAATGCAGATGCTCCAACCATGCTTAAGGTCATGAATCTGATGTCCAGTGATGATCCGGGCGCACAGGACATCATGGATGCCTATGACATGATCTTTTCGGGAAAATCCAAAACAGAACTGGAGAAGCTGAAACTTGACTTCAAGGATCTGATCATCGTGGTTCAGGAGGCGGTGCAGCTTATTTCCGGCGTGGAGGAACCTGCCGGGGGAGAGCAGTGACCCATACTATGACATGTTTGAGGACTGGGACCTGATCGTGTCCAGTTTTCTGTCACAGTATGGGTTGAGAATTAGAACCAAGGATTTTGAAACAGTCTCCTGGGATGAATTTAAGGCATTGATTGCCGGTTTGTCCCCAGAGACTGCCTTGGGCCGAGTTGTAGCCATCCGATCCGAGAAAGACAAGAATATCATCAAACATTTTACGGTAGATCAGCGCCGGATTTATGATGATTGGCGCAACCGAGATGCAAAAGAGATGGACGAAAAGACCTTTGATAAGGAGATGGAAAACCTTGAAAAGATGTTTGCGGCCATGTGCGGTTAAGGAGGAGATAGGGATTGAAAAGATAAGAAAGCAGGTGCGGTGCCCATACTGCGGGTACCGGATGCCGATATATTATAAACAGTCAGCCCAGTCAACCGGTATTTTTGTCCGCTGTAAAGGGCGTGATTGTAAAAAGGAATTTGAGGTGGTGTTAACCCCGGACAAGTAGTGCCATTACGTGCCGATGTCTGATTTTTAGATAGAGGCAGGTGATATATATGGCAGCTGACAGCGTTGGCCAGATTGGCCTTGACCTTGTGGTCAATCAGAATCAATTCAAGCAGCAGATGGCGGGCATCCAGTCCATGGCTAAAAAGGCTGGACTGGCCCTGGCGGCTGCATTTTCGGTTAAAAAGATATGGGACTTCGGCGCGGCCTGTGTAGAACTGGGATCCGACCTGGCGGAAGTACAGAACGTGGTGGATGTTACCTTTCCGCGAATGTCCAAACAGGTGGATGACTTCGCCAAGAACGCTATAACCTCCTTTGGCCTGTCCGAAACCATGGCTAAGAAGTTCACAGGTACCTTCGGTGCAATGGCCAAGGCGTTTGGCCTTGGAGAGCAGGCAGCTTATGAGATGTCCACGACCTTGACTGGTCTGGCTGGAGATGTGGCGTCCTTTTATAACATCAGCCAGGACGAAGCCTATACCAAGCTGAAGTCAGTCTTTACCGGTGAGACAGAGACACTTAAGGATCTGGGTATTGTTATGACCCAGAGTGCCCTGGACAGCTACGCTCTTGCCAATGGTTTTGGAAAGACCACAGCCAAAATGTCAGAGATGGAAAAGGTGGCCCTGCGGTACAAGTTCGTGCAAGATCAGTTGACATTGGCTTCCGGTGACTTTATCCGAACGGGCGATGGATGGGCAAACCAGGTACGTGTCCTCAAGCTGCAATTTGACAGCCTTAAAGCCACAATTGGTCAGGGGCTGATCAATGTTCTGACCCCAGTCATTCAGGTGATCAACCGCATCATCAGTAAGCTTATGAGCCTGGCCAATGCATTTAAGGCCTTTACAGAGATGGTGACCGGGAAGAAGGGCGGAGGCGGAGCATCTGCGGCAGCAGCTGGAATGGATGCAATGGCCCAGTCTGCGGATAAAGCAGGAGCAGCAGCCGGAGGGGCAGGAAATGCAGCCAGAAAGGCCGCTAAGGACATGAAGAGTGCTACCACAGGGATTGATGAGCTCAATATCATTAACCCTGATACGGATTCCGGAGGCGGTGGTTCCGGAGGCAGTGCGGATGGCGGGTACTCGGCTGACGAGTTTGATATGGGTGAGGTTGATACCTCGGCTGTGGATGAGATGGATAGCAAATATGCTGGGCTGATCGAAAAGGCGAATGAACTCAAGAACCTGTTTATGGCAGGGTTCAAGGTTGGCTTTGGTGATATGTCCGTCCTGGACAGTATGAAGGAATCCATCCAGAGCATCAAGGACAGCCTGACAGAGATATTTACATCCCCGGAGGTGGAGCAGGCCGCCACCCGGTTTGCCAATATCCTGGCCATTAACCTGGGTAAAATTGCGGGATCCGCAGCCAGTATTGGGGCATCCATAGCAGATTTTCTGGTTGGGTCGATTGCGAAATATCTCGACCAGAATAAGGACTTTATCAAGAAGAAATTGGTATCCCTGTTTGATGCCGGGTCCGAGATAGCTAAGCTAGCAGGAAGTTTTGCTCAGGCCCTTGGAAAAATATTTGAGGTATTAAGGCTTGATAGTTTTCAGCAGATAGGAGCTGACATCATTGCCATATTTGGCAATACCTTCCTTAATGTCACTGAACTATTGATGAATTTTAGTAGTGACCTCATCGCATTGTTCGTTCAACCCATCATTGACAATAAGGACAAGATTGTTGAAGCTCTATCAGGATTAGCTGACTTCTTGGCTCCCATAATAGGACTTATAGCAGATGCGGTTTCATATGTTGGGCAGAAGATTAATGATTTATATAATGGTGTGATTAGGCCTGTTTTCGGTTTTATCACAACCGTGATATCAGATGCAGTAGGTCTCATCCTTGATGCTTTTAATGCGTGGTTAGTCCCCGCGTTACAGAAGGCAGGCGAGGCAATACAGGTATTAAGAGATGGTCCATTTGCCGGGTTAGCAGCGTCTTTTGATAAATTGATAGAAGCGGTTTCCAAATTTGTACAGATTGCGATAGCAAGCATGATGGAGGCGTGGGAAACCAAGCTTAAGCCTTTTGCCGAGTGGTTCATTGATACACTGGCACCGTATATTTCTGCGGCCTTTGAAGTAATTATTGAGGTTTTTTCGGTAGTCGTAGGAGCTGTGGCTGATTTTGTTACCGGAGTCATTGATGTATTAACGGGGATAATCACCTTTCTGACAGAAAATCTTAATGTAAGCTGGCAGGAAGTTTGGAACGGGATTGTAAATTGTGTCTCCAATGCATGGATAACAATACAGACAAAAACTTCCGCAGTATGGAACGCCATTAAGTCATTCGTTGATGGTTTATGGAACAACATTAAGTCCCTGGCCAGTACGTTGTTTAATACCATTAAGACATCCATTAGCACAGCCTGGGAGAATGTTAAGACCAAGACATCTGAAATTTGGGAAGGGATTAAAGAATTTGTATCAGGCCTGTGGGATACAATCAAGACGGCTGCGGATGAGAAATTCACAGCCATGAAAGATGCAATTACAGGTGTATGGGACACAGTAAGAACCAAGACCAAAGAAACCTGGGATGGTGTCTGGGCGGATATAAAGGGTATCATCAACATGATCATTGATGGTGTGGAGAACATGGCCAATCGAGTAATTGACGCGATTAATGCCATGATAGAGGCTGTAAATGAGGTGGCCGACAAGGTGCCGGGAATTGGTGCGGACCTGATACCAACCATTCCAAATATCAACCTCCCGCGTCTGGCCCAGGGCGGTTTCGTCCGTGCCAACACTCCGCAGCTTGCAATGATCGGCGATAACCGGCACCACGGTGAGATCGTGGCGCCTGAGGATAAGATGCAGGAGATGGTGGATCGGGCTGTGGCGTTAGCATCCCAGCAGAACAACAGCAACATGAGCGAGTACTATTTGGGAATGATGGTAGAACTGTTAAGAAATATCATTGACCTGATCGAACGGATGGACCTGACGGTGAACATTGATATCCGGGAGATCAAAAAGAAACTGGTGGAACTGGATAAGCGCAGTGGTTACTCATTTGGAAGTACATAAGGAGGCGGTAACACATGGCAATCATCACAATCAATGGCCGGGCGTTCCCGGGTCCTGACAAAGGCGGAAAGTTGACAGTGGCCACAAATGTATCTCAGGGCAAGAACGCCTTGGGGGAGTTTGTGGGGCAGAAGGTCGGACGTGATCAGTATAAGTTTGACAGTCTCCAGTGGAAACTGCTGGATGCAAAGACCTGGTCGGATATGTTAAAGGAGTTTGAAAAGTTTGTGGTCGTTGCGCGGATCCCGGATATGGTCAACAATAACTGGATCACCATCAAGATGTATCCAGGGAACCGGACAGCGGAACCGATTGAATTTGACGCAGACGGCCTCCCAACCTTGTACCAGAATTGCAAAGTGAATATCGTAGACTGCGGGGTGATTGAATAATGCAATCAGCAACACAAGAATACAAGCAGTCCATGGAACTGATCCCCCGCAATCAATCCTACATGGTAGTAACCATAGGTGTCATCAATCAGGTAGCCCAGAAGGATTCTGCGGTAGCTGAAGAACATGGTGCTGAATATAGCTACCTGTCCAACTTCACCCGGCTCCTGGATAACTATGACGTGGAACTGGAATACGCCACCCTGGAGCAGGATCATTGGAGGGCGGATGGATCCATGGTATTTCCACCCCGGCCCGAGGCAGTAGATTACCTGTACAACAATGGTGTTATCTCAAAGGGATTGTTGGGGCCTATCTGCTTTACGTTTGGGGCGGCCTATGATATCCGTGGCCTGACTATCAATTGGGGACGAAATTACCCGGTAAATTTTAGTATTGCCAATGGGATCAAAACCGTAGAATATACCGGCAATACACTGAGTTATTGGACAACCGATGAGATATTTGATGGGACGGAATACCTGCTGATCACGCCTACAAAGATGGTCAACGGGCAAGGAAGGCTGCGGATCCAGAAGATGCTTATGGGTATAGGTATCAGCTTTGAAAATAAGAAAATCATGAAATCCACCAAAACCGAATACATCAGCCCGGTGACGGAGGAGTTATCCACGGTAGATTTCAGCCTGCAGATTGAGAATTACAACCGCATGTTTGACGTAGAGAACAAAGCAAGTGCCATCCATTACCTGGAGGTGGGGCAAGAGGTCACGGTCCGTTATGGGTATGATGTGCGGGATGATAAGACGGTATGGATGGACGGCTGTGTTACCTATCTGTCGGACTGGGAAGCTGATGACACCATGATGAGTTTTAACAGCAAAGATAAGATAGATGATCTAAGTGACATATATTACCGGGGCCTGTACCGCCCGGAAGGGATCACGTTGTATGATCTGGCACTGGATGTCCTGACGGATGCAGGGCTGGATGAAAGGGCCTATGAACTGGATGAGTACCTGACAAAGGTCACGGTATACAATCCGCTCCCTTGTGTGACACACAAGGAGTGCTTACAGATCATAGCCAATGCCGGCCGGTGCAAGCTGTATCAGGACCGGAAGGGAATCATCCGCATCCAGGCAGCTTTTGTGACTGTCATATCCCCGGAGCGCATGATCGTGCAGTCAGAGGATGCAGCACCATGGAGCAACCTCCCGTCCGTGGTCAATGGCGTGACAAAGTATGAGTATGCCACTATGTCGCAGGATCATTGGAGAGCAGACGGGACCATGTACTTCCTGCCGCGATCCGGTCAATATCTGGCCGCCGGGTTTGCATCTGCGGAGGTTGCGGATGCAGATGGGGACTTCCAGCATAATCCGAAATTTACAATTGTTTTAGAGGCAGCCATGATCTATTACAGCCTGCGCCTTAACTTTTCCAGCAACCCGGCCCAGGGTGTGATCATACATACATACTTTGAGGGGGCATTGCAGGAAAGCTATGTGGTGCCGGGACCGTTTGGCCCTGAGAACCTGATAGAGCATGAGTTTCCGCAATTTGACACAATAGAGTTTGAGTTTACCCAGGGCCAGCCCAACAGCCGGATCTTTGTGGACTCTGTAGTTTTCGGGGATGTGACGGACTACAACATGGATTACCGTGTCATGACCAAGACACCGGTTGGGCGGCAAAAAGAAAAAGTCAGCCGGGTGGATGTGGTCCGAAGCATCTATGGTGAGACAGATGAGGTCAAAAACATCTTCCAGGAGATGGTAGATGTAACTGACTATGACATATATACATTTTACTTTTCCGAAGCGTCCTATGATATCACGGCCACAGCTGATGGGCAGCCACTTGCCATCACAGGCAGCAGTAACTATTATGCATCCGTGGACGTATCAAGGCTGACCGGGGAGCATGAGTTTGTGGTGGACGGCAAGGCCTATGTGGTGACCAGTAAGCTATATTCCAAGGCCATCAATACAACCGGCACCGTGGAGGAGTGGAACAATCCGCTAATCAGCGAGGAGGACCTGGCACAGCTGCAGGCGGACTGGCTGGGGAACTATTTCAAAAATGACATTGAGTACGACATAGCGTACCGCGGAGAACCGAGGCTGGATGCAGGGGATATTGTATTCCTAGAGAATCGATATGTAGATGGGCTGCAAGTGCAGTTGTACGAGCATAAGCTGAATTTCAATGGCGGGGCATTGTCTGGCACGATTAAGGCCAGAAAAGCCGTAGGACAGGAGGGATAGAGATGGCGAGGGAAGCGAATGCCAGTTACGAGGGGCAGGGACAGAGGCAATCCACAGATATCCCCCGGATGAAAGTTAGATTGGACGATTTATATGAGCGTATCAACATAGCTGGGGGTTTAAATAACAAGATTGTTTTTGGTGACACAGGTTGGGCAAGTCTACAGTCTGAAAACCCCGACAATGGGAACATGTACCGGCTGCAGCTGCAAGCGAATGGGACGATCACTGTCTATAGTTCAACGGACGGAGGGACGACTTTTAGTCCTCAGATTGCCATATTTAACAGCAGACTAAGGTTTAGCCAAACTCTTGAAGCATATGATGGAAAAAACAACCGTCCAGTCCTCAAGGTATACGATGATGGGGATGAATACAATTACGGTTCCGAGGTCATTTTGGAGGGGGGCGGCAACATGTATGTCGGCTCCGGTGAGAGTGCTACGAACCTGTATAATGCCCAGGGGATAAGCGCTGGTGAAACCATGTATCTTACATCGGATAACAGCATTGCGTTAGTGGCCAACTGCAATACAATAAGCAACCGCAAAACAGCCTACCTATCTGCATCTGCATTGTATCCGGTGGCAAACGGGACATTTACTCTGGGCACATCATCACTACGCTGGGGGCAGATATATTCCACGGCAGCCAGCATCTCCACGTCAGACCGTAACCAAAAACATGACGAGGCGGAACTGGATGAGGAGCGGGCAGCTGCGCTGATCATGGGCGCAAGGCCGGTGACCTACAAATACAATGATGGGACATCTGGACGTACCCATTGGGGCTTAATCGCGCAAGACATTGAGACACTGCTGGATGCTTTGGGGATAGATGCGGAAGACTTTGCTGGGTTTGTCAAAAGTCCAAAGGAACAGGCAGACGAACGGACCGGGGAGTTAAGCCCTGTGTTGGATAAGGATGGTAACCCTATCTATGAGTATGGGCTGCGTTATGAGGAGTTTGTGGCGCCGTTGATTAAGACGATACAGGCACAGCAACGTAAAATAGATAGCTTGGAGGAGCGGTTGTCAAGGCTTGAAAACATGATAGGAGGTGGTGCTGATGGCGTGGCAGACACCTAAGACCAACTGGAAACAGGGGGACAAGGTTAACATGCAAGATTATAACCGTTGGAAAAACAATATCACTTACCTACGGGAACTGTCCCTGGAGGTATACAAGGCGTACACATTGACAGATATGGGGACGGACAAGGCCTATACAGACTATATCTATGCTGACGAAATCAATACCATAGAAGCCAATCTGGCTGCCCTGCCGGTCCATACATATCCGTTTGTGATCGGTGAGCAGCAGACATATTATCCGAATCAGCCCACGCCAGATTATAAGGAGTTTAACCGGATTGAATCTGCCTGTCTTTTGATATACAACAATCTGACCGGGCAGATATCTGGAAGAAAAAGGCTGTCAATAAGATTAGGAGGCGGTAAGTTTTGAAGGTCGATTGGAAAGATGACATATTTGAGGGAGAGCGGTTATACAGCATTGTGGATGCGCCGGATGGTAAGAAATATATCAGGGACGTGACGATGTATACGCAACAGGGAGATAGTCTTGGAGCACTGCAGCTGCAGCAGATTGGTGAGGAAGTGAACCGCATCCAAGGCAGCAGGAATGTAACCCTTACTGCAGCCGCCTGGACAGGAAGCGCGGCACCATATACTCAGGTTGTGGCAGTGGCTGGGATTACAGAGGAGGACGTCCCCGGCGTGGGTATCATCTACCCAACAAACTGTACCAGGGCGCAACAGAAGGCTATCAATAAAGCCGTATCTTATATTTATGATGTAGAGACTGGAGCAGGGAAGATAACCGTAAGGGCAACACAAAAGCCAGCGGTCGACATTACGCTTGGCCTGAAAGGAGTGGTTTAAATGGCGCATGTGCCGATCAGTTTAGGCGGAGATGGTGGTCATGACCTTGACCAGATAACGGTTAACTCGGCGGATGTACGCAAGAATAAGGTCTATGTGGATGCAGACGGAAATGCCCAGAATGGCACTATGCCTGATATAGCAGGCCGGACCATCACACCGGGAGCAAGCCAGCAGACAGTAGGCGGAGGTGGTTATCTTACGGGGAACATTGCCGTCCCCGGATTCTCCCTGCCAGCAGCAAGCATTATCAAAAAGGGCGTGACCGTCACAATCTACGGACGGAAAGTAACAGGCACTTTCCAGGGCTGGGTGGGTGATGCCGGAGACCTGTATATCAATGGCCAGAATAATGCTGGGTTTACAATTTATGGATCAACTTTTCAGCAGGATCGGATTGCTTTAGGTAGCGGTTTTACTCTCACATCCACTAAATCATACACGTTAACGCAAGGGCAAAAGTTGACAATTGTAGGCGGGTCGATAAGCGGTAGTTTTGGTGCTGGGCAGTCTGGCAGACGATATTTTTATTTAGAGGACGATGCAGGTACTTTGCTCACGCAAATTGATATGTCTACTATTTCATATGCTAATGGATTCAGTTTCACCATGCCAAGGTCGCTTACATTTAAACCTAAGATAAGGTTTGACTATGCTGCTTTTGGTTGGTCTGGATATATCAACAGGATTTATATATAAGGAAAGGTGAGGTATATGATATGCAGATATCCACAGACATCATGGTGGCACTTATCGGCCTGGCAGGGAGTGCATTTGGGGCTTTTATAGGCGTCCTGGCTTCTGCTAAGCTGACTAATTACCGGATTGAGCAGCTGGAGAAAAAAGTGGACAAGCACAACACTGTGATTGAGCGTACATACAAGTTGGAGGAGTCACAGGCAGTCATCCAGGAGCAGATTAAGGTTGTCAACCATAGGATTGGCGACCTGGAAAAAGAAAGAGAGGAGTAGGACATGAAGAAATATGAGTTAAAAGAATGGGCAAGGGCAGCAGGAGTAAGGGCAGTTAAGACAATGGCACAGACAGCGGTGGCAATGCTTCCAGCGGCGGCCACAATCACGGCGGTTGACTGGAAAACAGTGGTCGGCACGGCTGCATTAGCAGGGGTGGCATCCATCCTTACATCAATCAAGGGACTGCCGGAACTGGACGTAAAGACCGGAGCCTGAGAGGAGGTGGTCCTCAATCTTCCGCCGGCAGGGTTAGAGCCGGATGAAACCCATCAACCCAGCACCAGAAAAGAGAGAGGTATATATTATGGCAGTATTAAGGAAGAATGCAGCAGACAAGAGGACAGAGGAACAGAGAAGAAATGACGCAGCGCAGAAGGCCAGGCCCAAGGGCACCCAGGACACCACCTATGTAACAACTGGGCCAACAACCGGTAAAGCTGATGAGCGTGACGACAATCCGGCTCCCCCAGTGCAGGAGGAGATACCGGTAACAGTAGTACCGTCTAAGCCTGCCGGCGGGATCCTGGATGATGCCGGCAACGGACCGGGAGTGAAACGGTAATTGCAACAGAAAGGCAATGCTATGAGGACACTAAGATTTAGAGTATCCGGCCAGGAGTTGACGAGGGCTCCTGGCTGTGATTTTAGCAACATTATCGCTGGGACATCCGGGTATCTCCAGGTGGCGTTTGAGTTTGGGCCAGACTGGGACGATACGGTCCGGGTGGCAGCTTTTTACCCGTATCTGCAATCCCCGGAGGTTGGCAGACTGATCAGAGATGGGGCCTGCATTGTGCCGGATGAAGTGGCGGCTTATGATCAATTTAAAATAGGGGTGGTTGGTCAAAGAGAGAACGGCCAGCGGATTACCACCAATCTGATCACGATCAAACAAGAAAGGGGGAGTGGACAGGCATGGCAACAGTAGACGAGATCCTTACAAAACAGGCTTATGCAGCCGGGGATGAGACATGGACCAAGGATAACAACTATCCATCCTACACCATGTACGCGGAGCCGGAGTATGTCCCGGTCACCAACAAGCGTATTGCAGACTTTAATGACCAGGTATCCGTCCGGGGCGAGCAGAACGCCCAGTTTGTGGGCTTCCAGCTGCCCAGATATGATGACGCCATGGATCTGACCAAGCAAAATCTGTATATCCACTACCAGACAGCCTATGGTGGCAGCGATGGCGTACCCTGCAATGTATCCTGGTCGGACAATTACGTCAGGATGTGCTGGATGATACCCGGACAGGCAACCCAACAGCCAGAAGCAATACAGATGATGATCTATGCAACCGGCACCAACAGTGTGGGGGATCGGACCGTCTGGAAAACCCTGCCGGCAACATATACCATCCATGACGGCCTGGAGATAGGCGGTGGCATACCGGAGCCGGATCAAAGTTGGTATGAGCAGTTTGTACAGCAGATGGAGGGTAAGGTATCCACTGCCCAGGGATACGCCAATGATGCCCAGGCAAGCAAGGTTGCGGCTGCGGGATCAGCCACGGCAGCAGCACAGTCTGCGGATGCATCAGCACAGGCGTTACAGGAAAACAAGGACTACGTGGAGAGCCAGAAAGAGACATTTGTGGGCTACAACAAGCGTGAGACCGATCTCAAGTACGCCAATGCCCTGATCGGCTCTGCATCCGGTACTGGGCGGGTCAGCGTGGGAGATGCGTGGGAGGCGCCGATACCTGACCTGGAGGTTGCGGGCAAGAGTGATCAGTTTACCACGACCGGGGCGCAGTTGTTTAATGCCAGTAAGATACCGGTATTAACAGCAGGCGGGGCAACAGTCGTGGGTACAGCTGATGGAGGATATAGGATTTCTGGTTCCGGGGATTTAACGTCCAGTTTTTATGAGACCGTAAAGATAACTGACATAAGTATGTTAAAGCCTGGAAACATTATGCTCAAGTCCGAAGCCACCGTACCGAAATTGTCTATAAAATTAATCAATAGTTCATCGGCAACTTTGCTTGAGCTGTCTGAAAATCAGACAAAAACAATAACAGAGGATATGCTAAACACGGAAGGCGTGTATTTGCAGTATATGTTGTATGGCCCTTCTTCTCGGACTATTACTCCGGGGACATATTACCCTATGTTATATCAGGATGGTGATGGGACTTGGGAACCCTACACCGGAGGTCAGCCATCCCCCAGCCCAGATTATCCGCAAGAGATTGTGGGTACAGATGTTACGGCAGTGACGGTGTTGGGAGATGATAATCAATCCAAGACCGCAACTATCCAACTAACAGCCCCACTACATGGTATTGGGGAGTACAGGGATAGGATCACTATGACTAAACGCATTGACCGGTGCGTGGAGCTGATATTTGATGGGAGCGAAGATTGGCGAGTACGATCATGGTCCAGACCGACCACTTCCGGCTTCTACGCATTAGGTGGACTGCCTGAGAAGATGCGTGCAAGGCCCGGACTATGCAACCAGGGTACGGTTACACCTGGGGAAACAGAAGGGGTAATAAATCAGATCTGGCTGGGATCAAGCCCAACATACGGAAGTGTAGATCTGTATGTTATGAACAATAGCTTTTATAATCCGGACATTGAGGACAAGGGCCTTGCTGCTTGGAAAGCCCATCTTGCATCCCATCCACTTAAGATAGTCACCTATCTGGATACCCCAGTGGAGACAGACCTCCCCGCCGCGACCCAGACCGCCCTAAACGCCCTTACCACCTTTACCGGCACTACCCACATCACCATTACCGCGGGAGGGCCGGAGCCGGACGTGGCGGTGGAGTATGTGCAGGATACCAAGGCGGTGATCGCGGATTTACAGGCGCAGATAAATGCAATAAGAAATGGAGGTACGACATGACAGCATTATTAAGGAGACAGGCCGTGATCGACAAGTACGCAGAGATCATAGGCCGCAACCTATACAGCCAGTCCTTGCGGGATTACTGCTACAAATCATACAAGGACGGCAACTATTACAGTGATTGCTCATCATCCATCTGCTACGCTTATCAGCAGGCAGGGCAAGGCTTCGGGATCACAAATACCGCAGGCATGTACAACTCTACCAAACTGACCACAGTGGATGCAGACATAGCCCAGGGCATCCCTGACACGTCCCGGTTACGACCAGGGGACATGCTGCTGTTTGCCGGTACGGATGCCAGTAGGCCAAAGCGGATTGGCCATGTGGAGATGTATTGTGGAGATGGTATTATCTGTGGACATGGCAGCGGCAGACCGTCCTATAAAGACCTGGTGGCCTACTGCAAGTCCCGGTACAACTCCTGGGCATCTGGGGGCTGGCGTAAGGGTCTGGTGGCTGTAAAGCGATACATACAGGATGATGCAGTGACGGAGCCGGAGGAACCTAAATTATCAGGATGGAGACAGAACGAGGACGGAACCAAGAGTTTCTACCTGGGCAACACAGGAGATTGTGTGCGCAACAGCTGGTACCTGGATACAGACGGTAAGTGGTACTGGTTTGACGGCGCCGGTCGCATGGTGATCAACACCTGGTATCAGTACAAAGGTGATTGGTACTA